GAATCGATCCCTTGTTCCACTCAAGGACTCCCTGCTGCAACCACTTGGGAAGATACTCGTATGCCAACTTGAGGCGAGACAATAGTTCCCTAGCCGTGCTGAGTTTGTTGGCTAGGATGGCTACATTCACGCTCTGATTGAATAGGATGTAATGCAGCATGTATGCCGTGACCGTGGTGGACTTGCCGCTCTGGCGGGGCAACTTGGCGATCACAAATCGATTCGTGTGAATCGTCCTGACCATCTCCTCTTGAAAGTCATAAAGTTCAAAAGGAACCAAGCCTTTGTCGAGAGAGACGATCTTGACATACTTCTGAATGAAATAGATGGGATCGCGGGCGCACTTGGCATACTCCTCAAGTTGCTCCTGAGTCCAGTTGATCTTGACATCCGTTGCCTTGAGGTTTGGATTGCCGAGATAGTTCTTTGTATTCTGTTCAGCCATTTTCCATGATCTTCTTTGATTCATCCACTATGACGGAGGTTTCGTTCATTGCCTTTGCAAAACTTCTCTTTGGGTTGATCAATTCCTGCAACTCCTTGGTCGAGCCAAGGAAGATGGCATTGGTCGTGTTGTTCGTGGTCTTGGTCTCGTACTTGTCTTCCTTGATGGTCTTCATGCGCTGATGGAGTTCAACGAGATCCTTGTTGGTCTCCGCAACTGCCTTGATCATCTGAGCGACCACTTCATAGGCTCGGGGGGAGTCGCCTTCGCTTGCCACCTTGAGTACGCCATCGATGGCTTGGAATCCAAGGTTGACAAGTTCCTTGAGGTTCTCCCGTGCCTTCTGAAAGTCCTTGTCAACCTCCTCCATCTCGACTTTCACCTCGACGGCATTCGGTGGTCTCACGACAATAGGCTTCGGCTCGGGATCCATATTGAGGATCTCCGAAAGGTTCTGATCCATTCTACTCATGATATTTACCTTCCAATCGGCTGATCTGTACTTCTATATTCCACAAATGTAGTTATGTCGTTATCTTCAAAGTATTGATATGCTGCTGCGAGTTGCTGCTTTGTTAGTTCAAAGTAAGCATCTCGTATTATTCGATATGCAACATCGATGCTGCTGTTGGTATCAGAAATCCATCTGCTTCTAAGATCAGTATTGGTTTCCAAAATCGATCCTGTTCTCAGGGGAACAAGATACCATCTGAAGGTTCCTGTCATTCCATATGGAATAATGGTGTTTCCTCCCGTCAATCCTACATTTGATTCGAACACCCTATAGTCGCTGAAGCGACCAGAGTTGAATGTGTTTGTGTACGAAGCAAAATGATCCGATGCAGCAGTAAGACCTAGATCCACAAGGTAGGAAGGGAATGTCATGTTGTGCTGTAGTTGCTCTAGGTCAAACAGATATGTCTCAAGCCCACGAATGAATGCGGTGGGAATGCTTGCTCCAGACACTCCACGGTTTGTCACGACAGCCGTATATTCTGCTGCCGATCTTCCAAGATTTCCATAGTAGAAGTCATTGAGAAGACGCTCATTGACATCATCATTCAGAATGAAACCGTTTGCTGGTACATCTCCAGTAAACAGAGGCGCAATCAGATAGTCAACGAAGTCGGCAGGAGAGTATGGAACCGATCCACCGCGAGTAAGGTCAAGGTCTTCGCTTCTTCCTTGAATGGCATACATGATCCTGTAGTTGTACTTTCCAACATTCTCAAGCATCAACTTCCACATCTTCGTGGATGCCTGTATCGTTGCTGCCATCGATTCCTTGAGGTTGTGCCTTCTTTCAGTCGCTGAGTTGCCGAAGTCCTGATGTATGGTGCAGTCTCTGCGGGCAGCAGTGTTCCTGTTTGAATAGGAACCTGTGGTCTGTATAGGATTCAGTGGATTGGAGCGAGGAACAAATCTTACGGGGAAAAGATTTGCATATTGATATCCGCCGTATTTCAATGTCTCTCTATAGAGATCGTTGTAGTACGAATGTAGGAAATCCATAGTCCTTCCATCAGGTCCGCGCTTTGAGATGCCATCGTTGTAGTAAGTCAGGAGATTTGCAGGAAGTATCTTTGATGCTGCATAGGTTGCCGAAGCGGCTGATCCTGTTCCACCGAGCATGAAGTAATCATTATGATATGGAGTAGTTGCTCCTAATGCTCCACGATATGTGTTCCAACCCGATGCTCCACTGCTGTATGTGTAGCCAGACGGAGCGGGATAGAATGTCAGACCTGCAAGGCGAGTAACGAAGAAGTCTCCTATGGGTGCATACGGACCTGTGGCATCAATGGCTGTTCCTGGAGTGGGTATCAGCGCAGACCAACCAAAAACTTCAGTGACATATGGAACTCCTAGATGTCCAACATTCCATGAGTTCCTTGTCATGTTGTACTTTATAGGATAGAGGGAAATATCACGCATGAAAGCGTTCAGATAGTTGTTGGCAAGGTTGTATCCAACCGAGTTATAGTTCAATGCCGTCGAGCCAGCAAACTTAAGCAGTTCAACTGTCCATGCAGGATTTGCAGATGCTCCCGTATAAAGAGCCATTAGGTTTGTCTGCGTGTCGAGGAAGTCATCATCTGCAAACTTGATGAACTGATAGTGAGGATTGAACCTGGCGATGATCCCTGCGAATGTCATTCCCCATGTACTGAGCAAGGATAGGTTTCGGATCAACGAGGAATGCACTTCGGGAGTGAAGTACAAAGACTTGATTGCAGTTGTAATTCCTTGAAACAATGGGTAGGCAAAATTCAGCGGATTACCAGCAGTGCCTGTTGGAAGACCATTGTTGTTCGATATTCCAATGGTAGAGGCATCGAACATCAACTGAAATGCCGTCAGTTGCCCATTGAAGTTCACCATTGTGTAGCAGCCAGCGGAAGAACCTTTCTCCGTAACCCCCGTGAAGGAGGAGATGGGATATGGGTCATTTCCTCCAGTGATGCTATAGAACACAGGATACTGAGACAATAATGAACTCTGTTCAAACATGGGCTTGAAGCCCCCATACATGTTCACAGAACCTTTTCTATAGCCGATGGTTCCGTATTCCGAGTTTGAAACTTCATTCAAGTCATACAGCATCTGCAAGCCAAGGCTTCCGAGATGTGTCATGCCCGAAAGGAACCTGAGTATGTCAGACGATACTCCCGAGGTAGTTCCATTGACGAAAGAATTCAGATTATCTGTGGGAGCATAGTATGGAATCAGACCGCGAGTGAAATATCCAACAGGTCTCTTCCTGCGCTGCTCAAGGGATATGGTCACTTGATTGTATTGCCTTTGCGCGGACACATCATAGGATTCAAGAGTGATTGTCTTGATCCTATAGTCTGAAAGGAATTCGTCTAGTGTTCTCTCACCTGTTAGCATCACTCACCTGTAAGTTCTTGGAATGTAAGTTTGATCTCGCGAATGAGACCAAGGGTATTGATCTTGCTGAAGACATATGACTTGGCGGTGAAGGAAAGCGTATGAGTCAGCAATCTTCTTGTATTCATATCTCCCTCGTAGTCATCCGTTGCCGTGACGCTATTGAGTATCACTGGAACATCAACCTTCCTGTCGATCTCAGTGAAGTTCATCGTTATCGTGAAGTCGGGAGTGAAGTATGGAAGTATCTGCTCGACTATCTGATGCCCATCATCAAGATTTCGCGTCATTATGTTCAAAGTGAAGTCGAAGTTATAGGGAATCTCATTGTATGAATAGGAAACGGTTTGATTGGCTTCCTTTGCAACATAGGACTTGTTAAGGCTGTTTAGTTTTCTGTTGCCATCATATGACATGGATGTTATCTCAAAGCCCATCCTTGGCAGGATGTTCTCTACAGCATTCCTATTTCCGCCTTCATCAAGTTCCACGATCTTCCTGTAGAACTTCTCCTTCGGTCCATATGATATGGGAACCTTTATGAGTTTTTCCTGATCTGGAAGTTTTCGCTTGATGTATATCTCATCGAACAGCGAGCCGAATCCAACGACGAGTTTCCTGATGCTTCCGTTGTAGAAATAGTCGAACATCAGTAGTTGCCCTCCGAGAATGGATCCTTGTCAGTGAAGTCTATGAGATCCTTCTTTGCTCGCTCAAGTTCCATTGCAGAGGTATCATCGCCCTTGGACTCAATGTAATTTTGATTGGTTGTTTCAGTGGTGTCATAGAAGCAGACAGCACCAGAACTCGCGCCTCGGAGGGGAACAACAGATGATGCAGTGCCTACCTCCGATCTCACATTCAATGTCTTGGTCGGAGCATCGAAGTTTATGATGACTCCGCTGTAGGTGCTGCTTCCTAGAGTGGCTCCCTGATAAACTGTCTCGCCTTCCCAGAATGTTATGCCGCTTGTTGCGAGGACATAGGACTTGATGGGAGTGATGAGTTCGCTTTCGATGACATCCACTTCCTCTATCTGAGTATCGATCTGCTCTGCCGAGTAACGGAATCGTTCGCATGAAAGTTCATATGAGAAGAACGAGTTTCTTGCATTCACGAACTTGATTTCAAACAGTCCACCGTACTCGGGAAAATAGATCAAGTCGCCTTCCTGTGGAATCAGATCGGTTCCATACTTTGCACTTTCCTCACTGAACCTGTTCTTGGACACCATCAAGGTAACGGAGTCCTGTAGGTTGATACCAAACTTGTCGATCACCCTTCCCAGTGTTTCAAAGAACTCGTAGTTGCTCACGAACATCTCAATCTGAAAACTCTTCTCAAACTTTGATGTTGGATCTTCTCCAAACAAGGAGTCTAGATTTTGAAACTTACGGAAGATATAATGGACATCAAATCCATAAATCTTGATCTGCTCTCTTACGAGTTGGTCAAGAAGATCGGATTCGCGATAGGATACCTTGAAGTAGTTGTTCCGTGCCATTTAGCCCACCATGAAGTCAACGGGAAGTTCATACTTGGATTGCACAGTATCCTCTATCTGAGTGAGTTCGGTGACGGAGTCAGTATACATGGTGGCAGCATCGAACTTCATTCCGCCAGGAAGAGGAATGTTGGAGAACTTGCTCAGGTTTGCAGCCCACTGCCTCTTTATCAATGCCGTGACATATCGCTTGAGCAGTATGTCATTGTATATCTCTGGATATGTCTCAGGATTAAGAGCAACATATGCCTCCATCATCAACTTATCCCCAACTGTGAAAGAAGTTGACCAGTCGGTTTCCAACTTTAACTTGTTAGTAACCCTACTGAAGTTCACGTTCTTCTCTGGACTTAAGAACAACTGAAGCATTGAAAGATATTGTTTTGTCGTATCATAGTAGTTGAGGTTCGATGTTCCCGTGAGGAATCCATTGAAATAATCATTCAACATCAACTGATACTGAACGCTGAACATACCACTTTGCATAGCCTGATCGATAATGTGAACCTTACTGATGGAGACTATCTCTCCACCAGTTGATCCAGTGGGAACGCTATTAGTGTCTATGTACTTGTTGTCTATGTCGGTCTGCGTTATTACATAAGGCAAGTAGACCTTCTCAATGCCATCGAAATGATACTGAGAGAAGAACTGCAATGCATCGTCTATTCGATCCTCGACCTGAGCATCATCGACATTGATTTCGATGACAGGAAAGCCGAGCCGACGAAGGGCATAGTCCTTGAGATCCTCTCTTGATGTTATAGCCATTCTTACCTCCTGGCATTGCGAAGATTCTCAAAATACTTATGGTCGTTCAATCTCTGACTTCTGCACATCTTCAGTTCTGGCATTCTCTTGAAGAGTTCCTCTGCCATGAGATACGGCACAGGAAGCCCATCTTGATTTGTCCCATTGGAAACATAATGCTTTTTCCCATCATAATAATGAACCTGATGATTGGAATACTTGTAGTCGGGATAAAGCATGAGGAGATCCGAAAGAGCGAACTCCTCTCCATTCACGAACAATACATCACCAAGTCTACGAAAATTCTTCATTTTACTCTAGCGAAAGGCTTCCTCCGCTATCCTTTCCGCCAAGTATTTCTGCATCAAATCCCGCACTAAGTGTGTTGCTGTATGTCTTGTTCTTCTTAGCCAACTTGACTGCAATCGGTGTCGCCGCAGCATCGATGCTTGTCTTTGTTGCCCTGTATCCATTCACGATCTTATTCTGATACTCCATGATGTCAAGACGCAGATTGCTTATGTCTGTTGCGGTTACAGTTCTTGTTAGACCTCTACCATCAACAAACGAATATGCTGGCTCGGTAAGTCCTTGAGTGACCAGATATCCATTGTTCATGATATAGTTCATGGTGGTTGTATCCGCTGGGTTTATGAAAAGAGAATTGTGTGCTAATCCCACCCCATAGCAGTTTCCACAGGCTCCTGTGAGTCCATTGAAAAGTCTGCGGAAAGGATTTTGTCCAAATTGAGATGTGAATATTGAACCACAGGATCCTCTGTTTCCCGCAATACCCTCAATCATGGTCAACATCTCAAGACCGAAATCATAGCGAAGATCATTCCTATAGTTGACCTGATACACATTCAAGGAAGGATTGTTGTCATGCACAGCATTGATGGGAAATGCATGATCATAGCCATGCAAGGTAGAAGTGCTTCCTGAAGGAGTAGTGTCGGTGAATGGAGAGCATACTGCTCCATAGTTTGTCGTGAACCCTGTTGGATCCGAGTAGCCCGTGGCTCCTGCCGTGTATCCAATAGTCCATCTAACCACATCCTTGACTCCTACTTCGGAAACCTCATATCCCGTCACTCCAGTTGCATCTAGGGTAAAGTTCTTTATGTAAGTCACAACTCCAGCGATGAAATCGAGGCTCTCCACATAGAAGTCTGATGTATTAGGTCGATTGTTGAAGTTCAATATTGCGGCAGACTGTGCGGAACGAGTGAACCCCGTCAAAGTGGGTAGTGCAAGGTTTCCTGATCCATATGGCAAGAATCCATATCCACTAGGTCCGAACAATCCTCCCGTACCAGGAGACTCAAGTATTCTGAGAGAGTCGATGTATCCTGCAAAGGATTCCGTTCCTTCTGGAGTGTTGCCAACATACAGCCCTCCATTGTAGCGGACTTCTGGAGTGGTGGAAGTATTCGTTATTCCCAAAGTGAATTTGTTTGCACCATTGAAGTAGCCAGACAACTGATAGGATAATCCGCTTCCCGTCCTTACCAAGGCAACAGCAACATGATGCCATGTATTTGAAGTCATTCCTGCGGTGTTTACTAGGTTTTGAGTATAGTTGTAACCACTAGTCACACCATATGACTGCCATGCAAACTGAAGTTGACCCGCAGAACTATCATAACCAAGTTTCCAGTTTGCTGCTGTACCAGACGGACCTTTCTGCAACAAGGTGAAGTTGCTGCCAGATCCTGTTGGATAGAAGAACAACTCTACTGCCCATGAGTATGTCAACCCCACTCCGATGTTATTATGTGGGGCTGTTTCACCGCCAGCAGTGTTTCTTGCCAGTTTGGAAAGATTGGTAATATAGAGATACCCCCCTGTATATCCACCAGTGCTTTTGGTGAACTTTACTGAAGTGGGGGGAAACTTGTATACAGCATCGCTGTGAATTGGCTTGGTCTCGGGAGCAACAGCATTGTTTACTGCCGTTACCTTTGTAAGATCCTGTATCAGGTTCGTTCCCCGCACGAAATACGGAAGTGGGTTGGGCATCAGCAGAGTAACATCGGCTCGGGGATCATAAAGCGACCTGACCGTAACTGGATTCCTAGCACGAACATCAACGCCATCATTCACAACCAGCATCTCTGAGTTGTCACCGAGATTGTCTATTACTTCAGCGGGAATTGCAGACTCGTCAAGAAATGAATATGTTCCTGGATTCAATGCCACAAAAGGAAATATGGTGTCTGTGCCACTGTCCACAGACATCGGAGATACCGAGGTCAACTTACCAGTTTCATCGAATGTGCAGAGCCTATATCCCATTTTGATTTCCTCTTCTTATGTCAGTGTTGCCAGAAGGTTAAACACACTATAGTCTCCTCCAAGTGCGGTATTTTTAGTTGAACCGCTACCATCCTCTGGTGGAAACAAATGTCCTCCGAGTCCAGAACCCTTTACCGAGACATAGCAATTTCTTCCTTGGGCATAAATGGTGGTCAGTGCCTGAGTATCCACTGCTCCCGCCACTATGTTTATTCCCCCCGCTCCCGCAGTAAATGGCAGTTGGAAATAATCAACTGAGTGAGTCATTGGAACATAACGATAACTTGCTGACGATGTAGTGGTTATTGGATTAATTGTCGGGTCAGTGTTTATAACAAATCCTAAATTTGTCGATGGGTTACGCCATATCTGCGACCAAATGAAACTGATGTTTCTTCCATTCACGACAGGACCAGATAGACCCGTGGAATTCTTTGATGTTAGACTATTGGAATTGTTGGTGCAGAAAGAATTCTGACCGCTTCTGAAATGCGTTGGGGTCGGGGCATTTGAAGCAAATATGGCAGTCATGGTCTCGTACTCATTCGACATGAAAGATGATGTGTTTGAGACATATGTTCCATAGAGTATCGGGAACACTGAAGCCGATAGATTGGAATACAGAGATGATGCCGCTATGCAGCGATAGTTGTTTGCAGAAAGAACCCCAGTGCAAAGATATGTCGCCACCTTGGAAGAGTCATATGCGATGAATCCCTGATGAGCCGCATATGAACAGCAGTTTGAGAAGTTTCCTGTCGATGTGTTGATTGCAGCAAATGCATTGTTGCGGTTGAACACCCCGACCGAGGAGTTGCATGTCATGTTTGAATTGTTCAAGGCAAGATATGCACTTCCGATTCCACCATAGAGACTGATCACTTCATATGAGTAACCAGTGGAAGGACCGCTACCAGGAGTGATGACGGTTGTTCCCCCACCTTCTTGCGATCCATTTCCGATGTCTGTGTCGGGATTCGTTGAATCTCCTGGCTGTCCTCCTCCTGGAGAACCATTTCCACCTGAAGTTGCTTGTCCTAATCCTGTGGGCATGGTGATTTATCCTTGCATTATTGCGTCTGCGGCTTCAAACATTCCAGTCCTGACTGCAATCACAAGAGTCTTGTCTCTTGGATCCCAATCCCACACTGTTCCTTTGATTTTTCCATCAGGACTTGCGAATGTCTGTCCTAGTGTATAGGAGGAATCTTCCAATGTTGAACCTTCTGGAATAGACTTGAAACGAATTGTCACATGCGACTGCCCCACGAATGAAGCAAAGCATCTATCAGCAACCATGTTCGATGATGTGAAGGCACCAAATCCCGTGGATGCCATTCCTGTGCATACACTGCCGACAGTGCTGATGCTCGAACGATTGTTGGCAAGTATTCCGTAGGTGCAGTTGGATACTACGAGTTTTCCAAGATACGCATCGGTTCCACGATCTGCATAGAATCCAACTTGGAAATCCTTCATGCCGCAGTTGCTGAACAAACCAATGCCAAGACCGCTTGGTTCATTCGTTACCGCTTCTCCAAGAGTCGCGCTTACGGCATAGACTGCATATTTGTTGCTATAGCCTGTCTCACTATTTCCAACCAACTTATAGTGGGAAGGCATGTCCTTGCCATCGAAGAAGATGTTCTTTATCTTCCTCAACCCACCAGATCCCACCTTAAGAATGTTTCCAAATCTACGGAAGACTGTAGGAATGATCTTGACTGTCACCCGATTGGAATTTATAGTTCTCCAAGAGCCAGAGTCTCCGATTCCCGCTCTTCCTGCAACTGGGAAATGTGCATGATAGTTTTTTCCGAACGAGATTCCATCATTCAAGAATGTTCTTGCTGGTCCTGTTGCAGTAAACCATCCCGTATAGTCGCCACCGACATTGAGGACTCCAGCAACATCCCTGTATGTGAAGTTTGCTGTGCCACCCGCAGGACTAAAAACTGGAAAAGTTGCTCCTACAAGATTTGCAGATGCTCCATTTGGGACTCCCGTGGTTGCATTCAGACCATAATAGCCAACTGGTATGTTGCTCTGGAAATGCGTCTTGAAATGAATTCCTCCTGCCGAGTTTCCTCTTTGGAACCACTGATTCGTAACTGTCTCAGTGCGATCTGCGGAATAGCCATTATGATTTCCTGAGTATAAGGAGACTCCAGACTGAGCATTTCCAAACATCAGGCTCCATGAAGCGGAGTTTCCATGTGGAAGCGAGAACCAATCATCCCGTACCGATGACTGTATCTGAATTATGCTACCACATCCGCTTGCACCGCTTACTCCCAACAATACATGGCTTCCAAGTATCGAACCCTGCCTTGGTAGATTGTTTCTTGCGTTGAAAGGATAAGAACCATAGTAATAGGCAGGATTATAGTTGTCAGAATGAACAAGATCAAAATCCTCTATCACCACGCCACAACCAGTTACTTTGTGGAATGTTCCCAAGGGATTGCTTGGTGTGATTGGTTCGTAAACGGTGCTGTCGCTTGGTCGGACGCAGGCAAGTGTTATTCCATGAGTAATTCCAGAGTAGTATTTCGCATACCCTGCTGCCGTAAATCCATCCGTGAAATAGTCGCTGACATACTGTAGAAGGAGTATTTCGGGGTCGGCACCGACAAAGGCAACTCTGTTTCCCTGTGGATGGTCGAAAACAAGTTGCTCGTCAAGGTCATAGATGCCTGGAGCAAACTTGATGGTGACAAAACCACCCTCGGTTATCACCTTGTCTCCAAGAAACTCAATTGCGCGAGAAGGGGTTCTGAATGGAGAATTCTCACTTGTACCAGAATTCTCTGCATCGTTGCCCCACGGTGCAACATAGATCACCTGATAATTCACGATGGGGAATCGTGAACCAGAAGGAAGAGTTATGTTATGTGCTGAAAATTCTCCCATTTATGCTCCTCAGAGGGCTGTGCCGCCACCATATACAACTAGGTTCAGATACTGGAAATTATCACTATGTGTCGCCCCGATTATGTCATACACCATGACTCCAAATGTCACGCCGCCAAGGTTGTAGGGGTTGGCAACGAACATCTGGGTAAGACCCGACGAAGATTTAGTCACAGTTGCCTCAACTATGTATTGAGTGGCACCAGTGGCACCAAGGTCAGTCAACAGATCATGAGTAAAGACATAGTTTCCTTGAGAAGCCCTTGCTATACCCCATGTACCGTAGCCGACATCCGTTGTGCAGCCCGTTCCACTTGTAGAGCGAACCCATCTCTTTGCCGTGTTTCTTGCAACGATTGCCCCGCCACCAGAAGGACCGAGTTTGTAGATCCTTGCATAGGAGTCCTTGCGCGTCTTGATGATCCAGTACATGACGATGTGCTGAGGAACATTGTTGTGCGGAATGTTTCCTCCTGCATTCTGTATGGTGGCATTGAATGTAGGCAGAAGATCAGATGCGCTGACATAGATGTTTCCACGAATGTTGTGGACATGGTTTCCAGCGGCTGTCGTAATATTATCTGGCTCATTCGTTGGGGGTGGATCTCCTGGCTGAAGGTCTTTGCGAATTCCAACGCCATTAGCACTGGCATTTGGATCTCTTCCGTTTG